TGGGTCAGAACCACCTTGTACTTTTACAGCTTCATTGAGTCTCCACTCACGCCAACGATACATCATATTTTTATATTTCGACATTTTATTCTCCTGAATGGGCGAGGTCTGTTTCTAAAAAAGCTTTTAAAACTCCACGTTTATACAATAGAGCAAGTGCTTTACCTGATTCTCCTTTTTTCACGTGAGTGTTAACATCACCTACAAATCTTTTAATATTCTGTTGAAGTTGTTTTCTTGTCATTACACCATAACCAGGTATTTGTACTTTTGCGTCTAAAGGAGTTTCAACTCCTTTTTGAGGTTTAGTAACTTTAGCCTCTTTCATATTTTTAAGTAATGACTTTAAACTTATCATTTATTTTGCCTTCTTTATAAGAGACATAGCATCTCTCATAAAAGCTGTTACGTGTTTCTTATATGAATCTTTTAGGGGTTTTTGTAATTTAAAATTAACTGTATCTGCTTGAAATCGTTGTTCTAAATCATACATTACCTTACGAAGTTTACCTTCAACAGTTCCTAACTTATGTCCCAGTTTTTTAACTTTAACTACATCTTTTACATCTTCTGTTACAGATTCACAACTACAAGAGGTTGTTCCACCACAACCACAATCATTATGTTTTTCCATAATACCTTTTAATGTTGGTAATGGTTCACCAAACGCTCTATCCCATACAGCCCCTTCTTTCAATAAATTTTTTAATTTAATCATAAGTTTTCTCTCGTTAACCTCTCATTATATCATTAATAATAGATTCTGCTTTACAATATACTCCACACGTTCTACCACTAACAGGTTCAATTCCTTCATTCATGGGATGCATAAATGCTCCGTGTGTTGATGGATTAGAAACAAAGTCAAATGCTATCAATTCAAAATCAGGTTGTACTTGTGTAGTTTGTGCGCCATCTTCAGCTTCACCAATAGTTTCTACTGAACCCATACCTCGTGAACTAATACCAAGTTTAATTCCTGATTTAAATAATTCTTTTAAAATATTACCTGCAGGTGTTCCTAAAACTTCTACTTTACCTAATAGATTATCACCTTCCCAATGCATATCTTTTATATTATGAGAAACATTCTGTAAATTCACTACAGACGACTCTGGATGATCTAATTCACCCATAGCTCTACTTTCTGCTATAAACTCTTTTGCATATTTTGTAGCTTCTCGTTCTAAAATTTCTTTCGGATATATTCTACCATTTTGATTTTCTGCTTCTGCTCTTTGTAAAACTCCGCGTACAATCAATTTTCCATCATTTTTTTTCATGGATTCAGTAATTTGTTCCTGTCTTACCTCAAATGGTAAGTAATCTACTATAAGTTGTCTCATAATTACACCTAACTCCGTGTTCTAATAATCTCGTCTTTTAAAGTCTCTAATTTTCGTATCCACTTATCTATAAATTTAATTGTTTCAACTTTATTAGGTTCTTGACCTTTTATTTTAGTCTCTTCAATTAACCAGCGGCGTTTTAAATTAGATAGACTTAAAAGCTTTCCCAAAAAATTAAGTCCATCCTCATTCCAAGATGGCTTGTTCATAATAAAGATTAATAAAGTTGACCGACTTTATTTGCTAACTTTACTAATCTCTCACTAATTTTTCTCATCGCTTTATGTGTATTCTTCCAATATGATCTCGAATCAACACCCATCTCATTCTTTAATCTTACATTCATCTTTGTCAATTTATCAATTTCTGCAAGATGGTCTCGAATCTCTCTCATAGAATACCCAATTTTTTGTTTTGCTGTTAGAGTTTCATCATTTCTGTAATCGTGGTATTTACCTTCATTTACTTTACTATATCCAGTAGAATTAGTTGCTATCTTATTTTCTTTTTCTTTATCTTTTTTCTTTTTTCCCTGGAATGCATAAGGTGTTTTAGGTGGACCTTCTCCACCATCAATTGCACCTGTTACAGAAGCTTCGTGTAATTTTAACTCCTGCCTGATAACTTCTCTAATAAATTTTCTTAAAAGTTCAACTTTTGTGGACATTTTCAAGCTCCTTGACAAGTTCATAATATCTCATTAAAGTTAAAACCTGTTTTTCATTAACAAGTTTACCTCTTGTTAAATTACTTATCTGATTAATCGCTTCGGTTAATTTTATTTTAGTAACTTGATCAGTTACTTTTGGTAAATTAACTTTTAATTCTGTTTCAAGCTTTTGTGCTTCTTCATCAACAAAGTCACGTAAAGAATTTGTATTACTAACATTATTAATATAATTTTTTAATAGATTTTTTTGTGCTTCATTTAATGTCTTGTATTTTTGATTAAATTTATCTACAAGAATTTCGTACGCCAGTAACCTTAAATCTTTATCTGATTTATTATATTCTTTTAAAACTTTTTCTTTAGCTTCTTTAGAACTAACTTTCTTACTTGTAATATGTTCTAAAATAGTAAATTTAGAATCTATAACAGCTTCTGGATTAAAAATTATAGGAGTACTTTCAACTAAAAATATATTATATACTGAAGCTAATAGTCTATAGTTAGTAATACGGCCGTTAAAAAAATCACTTGCGTTATAATTTTCTTTTATTTCTTTGATTAAGTTATATTTTTCACGACGAAGTTTAGAATTACTTAATCTCTGTCTTGATTCTAAGACAGCATCAAGTAATTGACTTGCTCTATTCTCAGATTCGTAATGTTTTTCTAAAAGTAAACGGTATAATTGGAGTTCTTTTCCAAGTTCACTATTTTCATTAAAGTATTTTTTTACTATCTTTACTGATTTTGTACTTTTACCGGCCAATACGTCTGCCGTTATCTGTCTTGTTAATAATTCAAAAAGAATACCTGTATTCTTTATCTTTGAATGTTTTAGTTTTCGAGCCATTATCCATTACTCCACTGTTTATAGTACGTCATAAATAAATATAAAGTTACACAATAATTAGTCAGTTGATATATCGTCATTTAAAGAACTTACCTCATTCTTATACTCTTCTTCAACTTCTGATGCTTCATTTATTATTTTTTTCTCATATTTACCAAAATTCATTGATTTTTTTAGTTTATCATAGTGTGCTAATGCTAAAGGTTTTCCATATTTACGTGAACTACTACCGCCTTTTTTCATATCGTGAGCTCCCAATGGGTCTCTACCTCTTGCACCACTATCTTTTCCATATTTACCACCTTCTTTCGGTCGTCCTGCACCGTCCCAACCTCCAGGTGGTGAACCACCTTCAGGACCCAAATCATTTAATTCATGACCTGTTCTACCCATTGCTAAATCAGATGGTGATCCTACTGATTGTCCACTTTCTGCTGGGTCATTACCTTCAGTCTCAATTTGATCTCTTCTATATTTAGTTCTGTAATCTAAAACCTTCTGTTTATCCATTTCTACAATTTCTTCTTCTGTAAATCCATAAATATTTTTATAAACCCATTCTGATGAAACGATACCGTTACTAATCATATCTGTAGCTAAAGAAGTTTTCTTGTCCCATAATTCAAGTTTTTCTTCTTCATAAATAGTAGATGGATTCGTTAATTCTAATTCAAAATTAACTAAATCTGCGTCTGTATATCCTTGTGCGTACAAATGAACTATAGCTATCTTTGTTAATTCAGATAAAGTTATTCGTTGAACTCTTTCAATAGTACGAGCAAATCTAACATCCTCTGCTGCTAATGTTGCTTTTGAACCTACTTCCTCTTCATATCCAAGAAATGCTTTAGGAATACGAAGTGAAGATAATAATTTATTTTTCAAATATTCAATGTCTTCTGTTGCTTCATAAGTTAATCCAGGTAGTGAATCTATACTTGTTCCACTATCACCACCACGAACTGGTAAGAAGAAATCTTCAGTAATATTTTGCATGTTATATTTTAAATTGTAATCACCTGTTCCTTCTTCTACAACTGGAGCCTTTTTCATTTTATTTACAATTTTTTGCATATAGTTATCAACTTCTGCAGGTGGAATATTACCAATATCAATTTTAAAAATTCTTTTTTCAGGTGCTCTCATAATTCTATGAATTAACATAGCGTCTTCCATAAGAGTTAACTGTTTCCAAATTTTACGACCACCTTCAACTTGTGATTTACCGTATGGAAGATAATTAGAATCAGATAGTAATCTAAAATGAGCTACTTCATAATTTTCTAACTCTTCTCTCGTACTTGACTGTTCAGATTTATATCTATGTTGAGATGTCATAGCTTCTATTAAAAATTTAACATACTCAGGATTTTCTGGATCCAGTCCTTCTAATCTTGACACATCATAAACTGATAATGGGACTACATTAGTAATACCATATTTTTCATCAATTTCTAATTTTAAAAAGAAATCACCATATTTACACATATTACGAACCCAAGGCCAAAGATTAAATTCAATGTTAATAATATCATAAAATAAATTATGTAATATTTCTTTAATTTGATTGTTATCTGTTTTAATTTCTAAAACTTCTCCATACTCAGATTTCATTGTAGACTCATCTGCGTAAATATCAAGTGCAGAAGAAATAATTGCGTCATTATCCATTGATTCATAATCTTTAAACAAATTCAACCTCATTGACTTCGTTAACATCGAATCTGAATAACCACTCAAACCTGATCCTGTGAATATTTTTTGATATCTATCAATAAGATTGCTTCTTGCTGTAGATTGTGTTCGACTCGTATCGGCAACTTTTAAACGTTTACCTCCTACATTTCTAACAATTACATTTGTTGAAAATAGTCTTCGTAATCTACTTCTTAATGTTGTATCAGCCATTTTTACCTCTTTAGTTTATTAACCATTCTAACGATTCTTGTTCTTTATTTACATCCATAACCCAAGAATCATTTTGATTATCCATTGGTGTATAAGCGCCTTGATTTGAATTAATACCGCTTACAGCTTTCTTTTGTAATTCAATACCTTCAGCTCGTAATCTAAGAGCAGTTTCTCTAATCCACAAACCCATTGCATAAGACATAACTAAATCATCGTTATAGCCTCTCATAGCTTCTGCTCTA